GAGAACATCTGGCGAAGTTCGGGAAAGCGAATCTGTTTATGCGTTAAACACCAACAGCAATCCGAGCGGTCGGAACACAGGGATGATTCAATCAAAGATGGCCGTCCGCAGACTCACCCCAAGGGAATGCGAAAGGCTTCAAGGCTTTCCCGACGACCACACGCTGATCCCTTGGCGCAACAAGCCAGCCGACCAATGTCCGGACGGGCCGAGGTACAAGGCTCTGGGCAACTCGATGGCCGTGCCGTGCATGGCTTGGATCGGGAAAAGAATTGACGCGGCTGATCGTGGGAATAGAAAGGCAAACCAATGAAAACCTGGACCAATCAAACCAACTCAGTCCATAAGGTGGACGATAACAATCTGTGGCCGCGTACATCGTACATGCTGCCCGACGAACTGACGGGTCCGATATGGGAGGACGCCATACCGGCGCCGCACAAGATCAAGCCCTACTACCCGGGCCGGGCCACGGGCGGGGCGACCGCCGTGTACCGCGCTGGGGCAATCGGGGATGCCATCATCACGACCGCCTTCGTCAACTATCTGGTGCAGGAATCTGGCGGGGTGGTGGATGTTTACGCCCCTGCCCGCAACCTCACCCTCTACGCTGGGCTGGGTGCCAAGCTTTACCCGCTACCTTGCACGCTCGAAGCTTGGGATAGTTACGACGCGCACCTGCCGACCGATGACCTGTTCTCCGGGCAGGTTGGAAATACCAAGCTTGGGACCGGCGGCGGCAACGCCTACGACCGCATCTACACATGGATGAACGACCCGGAGGTGGATGCGAAGTATAAGCGGCCAAAGCTGTACCTCATCGACCCGGACCACAACGAGCTAAAGGAACTTGGCAAGTGGCCGCTACCCACACCGTTCTTCGCCTACCATGTATCTTCCAGCGGTCCGACCCGCACCTACCCGCCCAAGCAAGGACAGGAGGCGGTGCTGGCCCTGTTGGAAGCTTACCCCAAGCATCACGCGGTTATCATCGGGCTGGACAACTCAAACAACTTCGAGGTGAATCATCCCCGGGTCATCGACCTATTCAACTGCACCAAGCAGGTGCGCTCGCTGTTCCCGATCATCGCCAACGCTGACTTTGTCGTGGCCCCGGATAGCAGTGTCAACCACATGGCAGCGGGATTGGACACGGCTTGCGTGTCGCTTTGGGGTAGCTACCACCCCGACGACCGCATGACCTACTACCCAAAGAACGTGTCGGTCTTCAAGCCGGACACCTGCCCGCACGCACCGTGCCGACCGCATGGAGGCTTGCCGCAGGCCAAGTGCAAAGATGCGACCAACAAGACACCCTTGACGCAATATTGGTGCAATGCTATAAGAAATATTAAAGCCGAAGACATCGTCAAGGCTTCAATGGAGGCAATGGAAATTGAAAACAAAGAATTGCAGGAGATGCAAAAGGGAAAAACAAGGTAACGAATTTTACCATACAGACCAAAATTCTGATGGTTTAACATCTTACTGTAAAGAGTGCTACATCGAAAGATGGAGGGAATATAATTTATCTCATAAAGAAATTATGAATCAAAAGAGCAAAGATTATCAGAAAGCAAACAAGGAAAAAGTTAACAGGAAAAACAGAAACTACAGGAAAAATAATAAAGAAAAGTGCAGTTTATATTCAAAAAAATGGTGTTTAAATAATTTGGAAAGAGTTAAGGCAAGGCAGTTGTTTAATGCTGCAAAGACCAGGGCCAGAAAGAAAAAAATAAGTTTCAACATATCTATAGAATGGATTTTCAGCAAATTGAAAATAGGTTACTGTGAATATACTGGAATTAAATTTGATTTTAATAAGAATGGAAAAGCTGGCCTAATGTCACCAAGCATTGATAGGATAAACCCAAAATTGGGATACACGGAAAATAATTGTAGCGTTGTTTTGTGGTCAATAAATGCATTTAAAAATCAATATGATTTAAATAGCATAATACCAATAGCAAAAAAGTTTATTGAATATCAATCAACCAATCCGGCGAATGGTACGCAGGGAGATCCTGCGGCGGGCTGTCCTCCTAGTGTGTACGCCTCTTGAAACAAAGCCGGTTTGATTTATGAACGAATCCCAACGCAAAGCTGAAGCCATCGTGGGTCAGATTGATTGGCAGTCCGACAACCACGGGCTGTGCCATTGTCCTGGCGAGGCGGTGCATACCAGCCACACCAGGCTGCGTGACACGACAGTGTTCGTGGATGGTGTGCCGACAATCTTCTGCTGGCACACCTCATGCCAAGCCTACCGAGACGAGGCCAACCGCAAGCTTCGCAATGCCATCCTAAACGACAAGCTTGGCAGGCCGATTGCGACTGATGGTAATGCGCCAAAACTGGTGATACAGAAAGATCCTGAGAGCGAGATAATTGACCGAATCAGGACGATTGCCGAGTCAAACAAGTCGCGCTACCTGACGCACTACAACTGGGACCCGGCGGATATGTACGAGGAAAGTCCGGTGCAACTGGATGATCCGGCCAATGATTACCAGCGGTTCTTGACGCTGTGGCAGCCTAGCGATCTGATCTGGATCGGGGATGTGAAGGACAGCGGGAACCATCCGCAGAACTTCAAGCGGGCGGATGAGTGGATGAGCTTGCCATCCCCGGTTGGGAATTACACGACCGGCGCGGTCTTTGTGCCCGGATCGGTCAGCCGCGCCAACGACAAGGTGGACCAGCGGGTGTACCTGGTTGTCGAGTCCGACACGCTGACCAAGCCGCAGATGGGCGCGGTGTTCCAGTTGATGCGCGATCTTTTCAGGATGAAGATGTACGCGGTGGTGGACACGGGCGGAAAGAGTTTGCACGGATGGTTTGAGAACCCGCCCAAGCCAGCGTGGGGTGAACAACTAAAAGCTTTTCTTGTTCCTTTGGGATGCGATCCTGCAACCTTCAAACCAAGCCAGCCGGTCAGAATTCCGGGGGCAAAAAGAAACGACACAACATACCAGAGCCTTCTTTGGTTCTGTAAGGAGGGGAAATGATAGAGCCAGCCGTGGGACTAGGGGTCAAGCCAGCGCATGACCAGTGGCCGCCGATCAAAAGCTACAGCCAACTGATGCAGGAAAGGATGGATGAGCCGGATGTTTTGATCGAGGGGTTGTTGCACCGAGGGGGGAAGCTGCTCCTGGGGGGAGGCAGCAAGTCGTACAAGAGCTGGAGCCTGATTGACCTTGCGCTTTCGATCTACACCGGCACGGAGTTCTGGGGGTTAAAGTGTAACAAGTCCAAGGTGCTGTTCATCAATTTTGAGATTCAGGAATGGAGCTTCAGGAACCGCCTTGCCGATGTCATCAAGGCCAAGGGGCTGACGGAGGAGCAGGTCAAGGACTTTGATGTCTGGACGCTGAGGGGCCACGCTGCAGACCTGACCCTGATCCGCCCAATGATCGAGAAGCACATCGAGGGGAAGGGCTACCAGGCAATCATTTTAGATCCCAATTATATGCTGATGGGGGAAAGGGATGAGAACAACGCCGGTGACATGGCCAGCCTGATGAACGAGTTTGAGGCGTTGGCCGTCCGCCACAACTTGTCAGTCATCCTATCCCACCACTTCAGCAAAGGTAACAAGAGCAGTTCAGAGTCCATCGACCGATTCTCAGGCTCCGGGGTGTTTGCCCGTAACCCTGACACGCTGGTGGTCCTGACCGCCCATGAAGAGGATGAGCGCAGCTTCACCTGCGAGATCACCTTGAGGAACTTCCCGCCGGTGGACAGCTTTGTCGTTCAGTGGCACTACCCGATGTTCAAGACAAACTACGCACTGAACCCCGATAAACTGAAGAAGCCAAACACGCACAAGTCTATTGATGACAAGCGTTTACTGACTGAAATGGGTAGCAAGGAATGGGTGGCAAACCAGCTCGTGAAGCACCTTTCAGAAAAGCTTTCAGTCAGTGACCGTACCGTCTACAAGTACATCAAGAGGCTCACAAAAGCTGGCAAGATACTTAAAGAGAACGACTTATATACTGCAAACCAGTCTGAATTTTAGGCTGAAGGCGGGACTGAAAGTTTACTGAAGCCTACACTATGAAGCCGTATATATATATAAAACAATACAACTCGCGAAGGCAGTATAGGGAAAAGGACTCCTTGGTCCGTCCTTTCCCCTACCGCTATCGCTTACTGCCGTAGCGTTCTTTGGGTTGGAAAGAAGCCGCCAGGGGAAGGCTGACACTGGCGTTTACCAGTGCGGGTTGGGGAAGGCTGAGGTCGTGCTATACTAAGGGAATGAAACGTCCCGGACTGTACGCCAACATCAACGCCCGCCGTAAAGCCGGGACCAGCAGACCTAAGAGCCAATCCACCATTAGCCCTAAGACTTGGCGGCTGATGAAGGCCAAGAAGGGTGGCTTCTCTGAAGGTAGGAAAGGATAGGGTTGGGCTGGCTTGGGCCTACATTGAGTTGCTCCTTACCGAGAACTCAAGGCTCCACCAGACCATAGGCAAGGTTGACCGGCTGTGCGGTGACATCCTGTCCGACTGCTCCCGCGAGGTGTACGAGGCCAATATGAATGACCTGACCAAGGACCTAGAGGATCTGGCGAACTTCCTTGAAGTCCACCAGGAAAAGATTAAACTACTTGCCAGCTTCTTAAATGAACCCGCGTAAACTACCCTGCAATAGCCCACGCCGCACTCCGGGCGGGTCAAAGAAGTTCGTGGTCCGCGCCTGTAGTGGTGGCAAGTCCAAGACAATCCGCTTCGGTGACCCCAAGATGACCATTAAGAAGTCCATCCCTGGGCGCAGGAAGAGCTTTAGGGCTAGGCACAGGTGCGATTCTAACCCTCCTAGCAAGATGACGGCTAGGTATTGGTCGTGCCGCAAGTGGTAGGCTGGTGTAGTGAAATCCAAAAAGGCTTTAAAATCGACGTATTGCCACCCAGAAGCCCCGCTATCGCGTCAGGCTACCGATTATGATAAACTGGCTGACAAACCCAAAGCACCCCTACATTTGCGTTTAAATGCGAAATCCTTGGATGATGCCAGAGCCATTGCGCTACCGTTAGATAACAGAGCTTGTTGTATATCAATTAGATAGACTCGCCAAGCTACCGATTATCCTGACGCTCCCGCTCTTTACGCCAAGCTTCCCAACGCTCCCGCTGTCTCTGCGCTACCATTTGGTAGTGTTCCCGAGATAGTTTCCGGGCCTTACTTGGACCCTTAACGCTGCCGCCCTTCCTGCCGATACCGGCGAGGTACTCTTTCACGATCTGTTCCCTTGTCATTTTTATGGTCTCCTTATATATGCGCCAAGCTTCCGTTTATTAGCGGATGCCATGACGCTCCCGATTTATGCTCCAGACTGCCGTTTATTACCGGCCGCCCGGTGCGTTGCTATTTGATCCCGCCCAAGGGTGGAACTTGGGGTGGGGTGGCCGATTGTCTTACTTGCAGATTTTGGCTAGTTCATCAAATAAGTCTTCGCTTATTTTGAAAAAACCTAAGTCTTTATGATTCCCCTCAACTTCATGGGTGACAGACATATAAGTTTCACCATCAAACTTTGATGCCCTTATGCAAATGGAGTGTTCATCTCCGTTGTCTCGCTTGGGCAATTCGATGGCCGCCTCTATGTCATGTGTTCCGTCTTTTAATATTTGCACAGTTTCAAACCTGCCGTTTGGAACTGCTGATGCGTATTGATTCATTCTGTCCTACCTTTCTTTCATTGTTTGCTAGGCCATCCCAATCGGGCTTGACCTCTCCCCTCCCCTTGCGAGGGAGGGACGAGGGAAAGCTATTTCCTTAATACGATCCAAGCGAAGCCGACCAAGATCCCGCCTAGGATAAGGCCGTGTGCGAAGTAAACTGCGCCATTCATCGCCACACCTCCTTCCTTATTGTGTAGATCGTCCGCCCATTCACTCCCCGCCAGCGTTCCGCACTCTCGAGAGTTTCGAAACGGCAGACGAAGGAACCAGCCCGAGTGTAGATTGAGAAGCAGATCATTTCAGTTGATCCTATAGATGAAGAAGTCGCCCTCTTCATTCTCTTCGCCATCATAAGACGAAAGGAAATGACCCCTTCCATCCGCCGATATTGCTTCCTCAACGAATCCATCAAGACCGCCATCAGTCTTTTCTATTAAAGCAAGGATTGAATCATTCGCACCCTCACACTTCTTTGACTGCATCGCTTCCAAAGCTTCAGCTAACTCTTGCGGAAGATTGCAATATTCGCAGATAAAGCTTGAGCGAAAAGCCCAAGCACTATCCTTGATGTATTCCTTGCAAGCCTCATCTGCTTCGCTATCTGTCCCGACTGCGTATTCTTCTCTGCCATTCGAGAATACTTCCAAACCATAATGAGTGTGCTTTTCTAGGGTAAGATCGTCTGGATCGCACCCGATTTGATTTGCTACTGCTTCAACTGCGTTTACTGCTTTTATCATTGTGTGTGCTTCCTTTCTTTTTGGTTTTAGTTTGTTTCGAGAGTCCTAGCGAACTCAAGAATAGCGTTATGGTCTTTTAGGATGAAACTGAAATTTGAGGGCCAGCCATCCAAAAGAGAAAACTGCACGACTGCCCATTCTCCTACTTGTGGGACCTCGCACTCGTTGGCGATAAGAACCTCGAACTCCCTTTCGTCAAGCTTGATGTTTCTCCAAAATGCCGTGCAGTTTCCTCCAGTTCCCCCCACCTCGAATCCGTAGGAGGACATCTTCTTGATGTATTGGTCTTGAGTAAGTTTCTTCATTGTGTGTTTCCTTTCTTTTTGGTTTGTTTATTTCCCGCCCCAGTAGTGGAAGGCGTAGAAAAGTGATGAGGTGATGATGATGGGGAGGATGAGGAGCATTTCGATCATTTCAGCCTCTCCCGATCATCTTGGAATACTTCGCCCCAAGATTTTCGCCGACCAATTCAAGCAAAGATTCCGTGGTGTGTGCTTCGTGTTCTTCGTCTCCGATCCGATTGGCAGCGTCCGCAATTTCGTCTCTC